TTTCTTTTTGAATCCGCCGGGTACATATCTAATGCCGTGTTCACGAATAATTATCAGGAAAACTCGCGTGGGTGGATGTTTTACTCCAATCCGGCAAGTCCGTTTACGGGAGCGATCCTGAACCTTGTTGTCCGGCAAAATGAATTTTGGGGGTCGGCGGATGCGTCTAATCAGAACCCCGGATTCGGGAACCTGCCGCGCAGTAAAGTCATGACTCAGCAGATCGATGCCAATTGGATCATCGATGCCAGCTATAACACAAACGCATTCATCGGCCTACCTACCAACGCATATTTTCCAACTACCACCATCTTTGATCCCTCATCGACTGTCGTGAATTCTGAAGCTGGCGCCGATGGATATGAAGATGCGCTCGTCTACTCAATGCGGCCGAACGAGATTCTTAATTCATTAGGGGACTTCGGAACTATGACCGGCGGAACTGCTGGAGCAATGACAATTACGGGCGGTACACCGGCTGGCTGGACGAGTGATATCTCGGGTGCTTCAATGAGCTTGGTGGCGGACTCAATCCAGGGCACCTTTGTAGTCAATACTCCAGGCAGCGGATCGACGTTCAATCTGTTCCATTCGGTAATATCGTGCGCCAACGTTGCCAGCGCACAATATTACGTGATTGCGTTTACCAGCAAGGGTTGGTCAACAGTAAAACTGAACGGAACATCTATCTACGATAGTGGGACGGCTACCACCACATACTCAACGCAGGTTGTTACGTTCCAGATCCCATCCAGCGTCTCGTCGTTCACTATCCAATTTGCCACCAATGCCGCGAACGCCTTTTCGATCGCCGAGGCGCGTCTTTGGCAGATCGGATTGGCAGAGTTCACCGCCCCTGGGCCTGGGGCGACGAACGGTGTTCTGATCAAGGCGGCCCGCCGCCAGATGAAGCGTGGAGCGTATTGACCATGCACCCCCCTAGAATCGACAATGCAGGAGCGCCCGAAGGGGCTTCGCCAAAGAAATCGATGCCCATTGACCCGAACAGCCGCGCAGTGAAAGAGGCCCTCAAGGAGGGTCTTCAGGAATGGCTGAACGACCAGATGGCCGAGTTCGGAAAGTGGTCGCTTCGCACTCTGCTGGCCTTGTTCGTGGCCGGCATCGTGTGGCTGGCGCTTGTCTCCGCTGGCTGGAAACACCCGTAGCAATCGAAAGGGCCGCCATGCGCACGACCGACGACCCGACGCCTGAGAAGTTCAAGCCATTCGGCCCGGCCGTCTCGCGCGAGGCTCCGAAGCCTACTCCAGCGCCGGCCCCGCGAGGCTCATACGGCGTCGTCACCGACCCGGACGGCAAGCTGCGTACCACCAAAAGCCCGAACCCATGATCCACGATGCTGAATCCCTCCTGATTGGCGAAGAGGGGCGCCGATCCATCGCCTATCCCGATTCGCGCGGGAAGCCGACCATCGGGATCGGCCATTACGATCCTGCGCTGGTCATCGGGGTAACGGAGTGGACGGATGCCCAGATTGACGCGCAGTTCCAGGCCGACTACGTGCACGCGCGGGACGGCATCGCGCGGACGTGGCCGCAGATCCAGGCGCTGGACGCTGTTCGCCAAGCCTACCTGGTGTCGATGGAATTTCAGCTTGGAACTTCGGGCGTTCTACTGTTCCGCCACCTGCTGGCGGCGCTGGCGGCTGGAGACTGGCTTGGCGCGCAGCAGAATGCCCTGGCTTCCGACTGGCATAAACAAACCCCGGAGCGCTGCGAGCGCGCCGCCCAGGCTTTTTTTACTGGCGAATTTCAACAGATCCCCTGATGGAAGCCGAAACCGACGTTCCCAAGGGCGCATCCGCGCCGGAAACCGATGCCGACCACTGGCCCAGCATTATCTGGCGCCCGTTCATTGGCTTTTGTTTCGGTGTGACGTTCCTCGGGAACTACTTCGTGCTGCCGCTGATGAAGCTCACGCCCGCGACGATTCCGGCTGAAGCCTGGTTCGCGATTGGCGGTATCCTTGGGGTTGCTTCGTTCTTTCGCGGGAAGGCCCAGGCTGACCCCAATGTCAACACAGATCCTCGCGGATAAATCTCCGCGTAGGGTAATCGATCTCAACTGGAGCTCTGCATGGACTACACGACCCTTGGAATCATCGCGCTCACCATCGCCGGCACGCTCGCGGCTATCTTTGCCCTGCGCAACGTGAAGGCGCCGGCTGCCGTCATCGCCGTCGAAAAGAAGGTGGAAGACTACACGCACGCCGAAACCGTCAAGCTGGTGGGGTCGCTTCTCGACCACCTGGGCGACACCTCGCCGGCCCAGGCGAAGATCGCATCCGGCCAGGCTGAAATAGCCGCTCAGGCGCAACTCCTGGCCGCGATCAAGGCGCGCGTTGCCGCTGCCGGGCTTTCGGCGGCATCGTGATCGCGCGCTGGGAGATCGAGCTGATCGGCGTCCTAATCATCCTGGCCGCCGCTCTGATGTGGCTCGGATTTCATGATGCGGCGATCAAGACTGCGGCAACGCAGGCCGTCACGCAGGCTGTCCAGGCCGCCGAGGCTGCAGCATCCGCCGCCGTGGCGGCTCATGATGCCAAGGTCGCCGCCAATCAACAGGGGAATTTGAATGTCGCCCTCGCGCAAACTGCTGCTCTCGTGCCTGCTGTCCGCAATCTCACTGCTGTGGTTGACGGCCTGCGGCACGACGCAGTTCGTCCCGCCCCCGCTGCAATCCGTAGCGCCGCTTCCGCCCCAGGCGCTCCCGCAAGCGACCGCGGCGCCGACATGGTGCCTGGGCGACTGCTTGACGCAACTGCAGAAGCGTTTGCAGACACGGCGGGAGACGCTGCAGACCTTGCGGGCTACGCTCGCGGACTCCTCACCAGTGGCAGCCTCTGCGCCGCAGATCACGCCAGTGCGGTGACGCCGTGACGGAATTCGAGCTTCTTAAGCGATTCGACACACTCATGGAAGCGCGAGAAGGTAGACTGCTCGCTCAATTCCACGCCATCATTCACCACGCAAAGGATCAAATCATGTCCGATCTCACCAAGCTGTCCGCATCCGTCGATGCCCTGACCGCGCAAGCCGCCGTCAACACCAAGGCCATTGCCGACCTCGTGGCGCTCGCCCAGGCCAGCGGCGCCGATCAAGCCGCCATCGACACCATCCAGGCCAAGATCGATGCTGCGACCGCGCAGCTCACCACCGACGACGCGCAAGACCCGAGCGCCACGCCGCCCGCGCCGGCCCCTGCCGCGCCCGTGGACGACTCCGCGCCGGCCGCCTGATACCTGACTAGTGTCAGACAAGAAAAGCCCCGTTTCCGGGGCTTTTGTCATTCAGGGCTGCATCCTCACCCCACCAGGGCCAGCCCTCCTCGGTGTTTGCCTTCAGGCTCTCGATAGTCAGCGGGGCAGCATTCATGCCGGCTTGTTTCTGCCAGACAGGGTTCCGCTCCAAAATGCATCGACCGCCGATCCCGTCTGGCTCGGGCTTGCCTGTGCCCCGCAGTCGCTGCAGATGGGGCCTCGCGCCAGGAGCCGGTCGATCCGCTCAATCTCCGCAAGGATCAGCGCGCCGGCCTTGACAAGCTGACGACGAACAGGTGCGCGTTTGAATACCCAGCCGTGGGGCCAGGGTGCGCGGTGAGGCAATGGCGCCGGCTCATTGAGGGTCGGCTGTCCATCACCATCGAACTGATGCTCGATGGCCTGCAGCGCATCCGATGCCGCACACGCATAGCCCGCAGCAGCGAAGCACATCTCACCCTCTTTGTGCTCGTCGTCATGCTCAGGAGTCCAGCCCTCCGCGCTGATCTGGCGCTGACGCTCAGATTGAACATCGCGCCACGCTTCTGGCGGCTCGGACGCAGCAGCCCTCGCCGAATCTGCCGTGATGCCGAAGTGGCGTTCGATAGACCGCGCGAAGTCGAAGATGCTCATCTCTGCGCTGTTGGGATCGCTGGCATCCGCCCATGCGTCTTGAATCTGCTCATCGCTCAGCGGCTCTCGTGCCAGTGCAGGCGCTGGCTGGGTGGCGAGGTAGACCGGCGTCAGGTCGTAGCAGTGCTCGTGGTAGCTCGCCGCCGCCTTTACGTCCGTGAAGACGCGACGTGATTCGTCGTCCCAGCCGGGCAGCAGATTCACCCACGCCACCGCCTCACCACCCCTCGCCTGGGCGTCAGCCTTGGCACTCGCGGTGTGGTGGGCGACGAACTTTTCGACTGCCGCCCATGCTTTGTCGTGGTGGCGGAGGTTCACGTCGTGCGTGTCGATTCCCGCCAGCTCGCACAGCAACTCATCTACCGCTGCTTCGTCAATGTTGTCCATGGGGTCTAGTCCTTCGGAGGTTGCGCCGGCAGCGGTTGCCAATGGGTGGGGTCGGTCGGCCAGCAGCCGCTGTCCTCGTCGTCGCATTCGACGGAGGTCTCGAACCAGCCGGCCTCATGAACGTCGGAATGCGTCCACTCTTCCTGGATCACGGCATCGGTGAACCATTGGCCCCGCAGCGTGCGCCACTTGCCCGGCGCGTTGAAGTAGCCCAGCAGGATCGTCCGGCCAGTCTGGGGCGCCGTCTCAATCGGCAGCCACTCCGCACTCACGCTGGCTTTCGCCTGGGTTGCGGCAGCGCCGAGTGCGTCGAGTGCGGAATCAATCTTTTCGCCCAAGTCGCCAGCCATTTCACGATCGAGCCTGTCCCGGAATAGACATGACGTGGTGATTGCCCGCAGGTTCAACTTCGCCTGCTCTACCATCTTCGCCACGTCAGGGATCGCAGCCGCAGCACTTCTAGTGGCGTTGACGGCGCGGACTTCATAGCCATCCCCGCGCAAAGTCTCGGGGTGTCGCGTGGCAGTCCACTTGCCGAGAATCTTCGCCTCCCAGGCCACCGGCTCCACCACAGGAGCACTCCCTGCGTAGAGGGGGATGACGTAGACCGGATTAGGATTCGGGTCGCACACGTCGGGTTCCATGCACTTGTCGGCGTACCGCTGGGCTTCTTCTCGCGTGTCGAACGTGGTCTTGGCGTTGATAGGCCGGCCATTGAACGAAAGCGTCCACGCCACAGGAGCACTGCTCGCCCCTACTGCGGCTGTCTGGGTGGCGTCTTGCTTGGAACAGAACTCTTCGAGTACCGGTAGCATCACCTGCATGTCGTATAGGTTGACGCACTTCGGCCCGACACCTTCCATACCATTACGCATCCACTTGATGTGCTCTCGAAGGCGCTGGGCGACCTTCTCAACAGCCTCCAGCTTCTCTTCATCGGCTGGGCTCACCGCTTCGACCCCGGCCTGCGGACGCTGGTCAGCCCAAGCCCCATGCTTGTAGCCAGTCTTCCAGCCATCGGCCCAGCGTTCGTTCATCTGGTCAGCGGTAAATACGTCTTCCGAGTCATCCCCGACCAGCATGTTGGTGATGGGGTGTGGCAAAGATGGCGGTGAGGATGGCTCGGCCTGCGGACGCTGGGCTCGGTCAAGAACGATGGCAGCGCGGCAAGCGGCAACGAACTGCGCCTCCATGCTGTCGTCTTCGCCATCCGGGACGATGGGTCGAGTGATCCATGCGCGCCAGATTTCATCGTCGGTCAGGGGCAACGCCAGCGCGTCGCTGTTCTGGGGTGTGGTGGTCATGTCAATCCTTCGACGGTGTTAGAGCTGGCTGCGCAGCGCTCCCGCTGCTGCAGCGGATGCGGGTGTCGTCCTCTCTGCCGGTGGGGATCAGGAAAACGAGCGCGACAAGGATGGCGATCAGCAGTTCGGCGCGCACGTCGCGCCAGAACTCGCCAATGTCGTCATCTTCAGATGCGGGGTTGGTCATAGTCCATCACCTCGGGAACAGCTTGCCAGAAGGCGGCTCCGGTGTCGGTGTTCAGGTATGCCTGCTGAAGCGTCCGACTGTGCTCCAGAGGCATGTCTTTCACCTTGCCATCGTGCATCGTCTGAACCAGCGCGGTATGAATAAGCCATCGAAAGGTTTGGGTGGGAACGAGACAGGCCATTACTGCACCGTCTCCAGAGCCAGGGCTTCTTCGATGGCCTCGGGCGACAAGCAGAGTTCACGCGAAACAGCCGCCACGGCGGCCTCGCGCGTCGGGTAGAGAGTCATGGCCGTGTCGTAGGCGACCTTGACGGCGTGGCGAGGATAGATCATGGTGGAGTCCGGTTTGAGAGTCGATACGCCGATGGTATCGCAAACGCGATTACCGCGCAAGTGGCGCGGCCATCATCTGGCACATCACCCGATCTTTGAGGCGCTGGGTTCTGCCAGCCCAATATCGCTGGTTGTGTTCACGCTTCGTTGGTGGCTTCGGACGCGGTTTGTCTCGCATCGTGAGGCCCATTCGGTAGACCGGAAGCGGCAGCCCGAATCGCGTACTTTCCCAGGCTGCGATATGGATGACTTGGAGCGCATTCATGTGCTTGATCACCAGGGAGGTGGAATCGCGACCGAGGCCGATCAACTCAACCAGCGAGGGCGCGCTTTGCCCCTCTTCGAGCGCCTGGACAAGCAGGCTGAAATGGTGAAGCTCTGCCCGGAAGGAATGAGGTGCGCGCCGACTTCCGACGACGCGGCCCCGGAATCCGAGCGGCCTAGGAATGTCATCACCAGGCCCTGCGCTCCAGACCTCGCGCCAGTGGCCGCCGTGATGGCCCGGCTTGAACCAGTCGGAGACATGGATCATCCCGTGGTGGTGAAGGCCGCGAACGATATCCATCATGTTCTGTCGGTTGACGCCGAAGCGCTCCGCGAGCTGGTGAATGCTCAGGGGATCGAACGACAGGGCGGCCAGGACGGATGCGTATCCTCGAATTCCCCGATGAAACAGCGCGTTCACGATGCGGCGATCCTGCCGGCCTTCTCCAGTGCTGCCGCGGCAGCGACTCGGATGACAGCGATCTTCTCGCCGGCCAAAACCATTTCGCAGACAGCGGCAAGGTCGGCCCAGGCGGCCCGGCCCTTGGCCTCGGCGAAGTGCGCGGCTTCAGCCTTCTTGTGCGCGATGCGGGCGGCATGGGCGCGTTCGGCCTCTTCGCGTTGTTGGGCAGCGATGCGTTCGGCGTGTGCGGCGGCTTCTTTCTCCTGATTCGCCTTGATTGCCGCAGCCTGAGCGGCGCGTGTCACGCGATCAGCCTCGTCCTGGGCCTTGCGGAGTTCGGCGCGCTCGGCATCGAGCTTCGCCTGATGCTCCGCACGCTCGGCCCGCAGGCGCGCCTCTTCGGCATCCCGCAGGGCGCGCGCTTCGGCGTCTGCCTTTGCGCGGATGGCGTCAGCCTCGCGGCGTTCGGCGTCCAACTTTTCGCGTGCTTCGCGGTCGCGTGCATCCTGTTCGGCGCGCAGTCGTTGCAGCTCGGCGCGCTCCTTTGCCAGCGCTTCCGCTTCAGCCTTGCGCGCCGCATCTTCGGCTTCGCGCTCGATTGCAGCCTGGTGCATGTCGCGCAACTTCTCGCGTGTTTCGTCAACAGCGATCTTGCCCAGGGCGGAGTAGTCGCGATCCAGCCCAAACCCTTCGGCCTCATCGGTATGCAGCGTCACGATTGCGCCGCTGATCACGTTGGCGGACTTTCCCTGCACGGCGAACGAGCGATTGCGGATAGCGGCAAGCGCGAGGCTCTGCGACTCGCGGCGTTTCACTTCGGCAAGGCGCTTTTCTTCGGCCTCGGCAGCTTTGCGGAATTCCTCGACCTTGATCTGCTCGTGATAGTTTGCTTCGCCGGCTTCCAGCCGCTCCGTGATTGCGGCGGCGCGTGCATCCAGGTCTTTGCCAAGCGCCAGGACAGGAGCCTTTCCGGCCTTGCGAGCCTTCTCCGTGGCAATGCGGGGCTCACGCCATGCGGCGCGGCCGGCGATGGCTTCTTTCATGCCCTTCGTGGTCGTCACATCACACGCGAGATTCGACGGGTGCGCCGCCTCCAGGTCAGCGAAGCCTGCTTCGATCTTTTCGAATTCAACAAGTGCGCCGTCGATCTGTTCGAGGCTCTTACGGATCGCGACCGCCGTAGCATTCGGTGCTTGGTGTTCGATAGCTTCAGTCATTTCGTGCCGCCCTTCTTCAGTTGTTGTTCCTTGGCGCGCGCCTCTTCGGCGAGCCGCTTCAGGGTGTTTCGGAGTTTGGATCGGGCCTTGCCGAAGATGCCCCACAGCAGCATCTTCTCGTCGCTGTCGGTGATCCATTCAACTTCCTCGTATGCGCCCATTTCGTCGCCGGACTCGAACTTCTGGATGCAGGCCATCGCAGCGTTGTGGATGACCTGTTCGCGAGGGATTTCCTTCGGCTCGCCATCGATCACCTGGGGCGCGGCGAGCGCAGCCGGCGACTCGAATGTGATTCCCTCGCCAGCCGTGGTGTTGAGGTGGTGTACGGCGGTGTCCAGGCGTTCGGTCTTGGGCCAAGTTTTGTAGCCACGCTTGATGACCGTTTTCTTGATCATCTCGCCTTCGTCCGTGTTCCATGGGCAGCGTTTCGTGTTGTCCTTCACGAACGCCTGCCAGCCGTCCGAACGCTCGCGCACGTCCCACACTTCGCTGGCGGTCATCGTCGTCGTCAGATAGTCTCCATCACGCGTCTTGACCACGACGTAGACCCCAACAATTTCCCCGCGATCTTTCGAGAACGGATTGCGCCCATGCTTCGGGGGCTGGTCAAATCCGCTCAACTCGAACGAATCGTTCAGGTAGACGATTTCAGCCTGTCCCCAAAGGATCGATCCCGACTGGATCGCAATGTCCAGCAGGCCCATGTAGCTGATGACCAGCGTGATTCCGCCCTTGCGCGGCACGAGGTATGCCTGCTTGCGCGCCGGGTTCAGGCTGACGCCAATCGCTGCGATGTTGGTCACAGCATCGCGCACGCTCTGCGGGTTCTGCTTCGCGATCTTGAGGCAGTAGTCCGAATTCGTGATGATCTGGATGGCAAATTCAGCTTCCCGCGCGAAGACAATGGACTTGTCCACGCAGACCCGCTCGAAAGCCGGCGCGAGGTCGAGAATCGTCTTCTCGGCGAATTGGATGAGATCGCCGCTCATGCGTCATCCCCATTGACCCAGGCCGTCGCAACAACCCAACCTGCCTCATGCGTGGCGATGGCTTTGCTCGAATGCTGCGCGTGTTCGAACGTCACCGTGACATCATCGCGAACTTGTCGGTCATGGAAATGCGGATTGCCAATGCAGGCCGATTCGATGATCTGGCGGGCGGCTGTCGGGCCGTACATGGGGGCATAGGTTAGGGATCGCATAGGAGTATTTTCCGTTGTTTGATGCTTGATCTGGAGCAAGGTCTTGGATCGTATCGATGGGGAATTCACCCAAAGGCCTCCCCTACCCGTTCTTAGGGCAAGGAAGGATTCACCCCACCGAAGTGGACAGACATGCTAAGGATCGAGTCAACTCCCTTAGTCCCGGACGTGTCTGTGCGGCCAGTCCCACGGATTCATCGGTGTTGCACCGGCCACAAGTTCTGGCTACCGTGTCGCGGCTTTCAGCCTTCCGCTTCATCTGGTCTACTTTCCGGCGCCCGGATTGCTGGGGCATTGACTCGTCACTGACGACGCGACCGGACGCCAAACGAACAAAGCCCGAAGGGCACTGCGCGCTCATCCCCGAGGCGGAATTCGGGGACACCTTTCGGCTGGAACACGCAGTGCCCTTCGGGCTCTGCTTTCCCGACTCCCCATGGTTCCGCCACAAGAGTCAGTGCAGTCATCATAGCAAGCACCAATGAACGCGGTCAATGACCCGCAATCAACAGAATCAGCCTCCGAAACCACCCGTTGTGAAATCGGCAAGGTGCGCCAGGCCAGCGCTGGCCCTCTGATCGAGGGGCTACCCCAGTCCAGGACGAGCTATACATGCGGTAGAGGTGGTGTTGGTTCATGGGGTGCCTTTCAAAGCAGCCGACACGAACCAGCCAATCATGGCGGCGCAGGCTGCGGTGGAAAGAATGGTGACGATGATGATCGGGAAGTAGCTCACCTGACGAGCCAGCCTGGCGTGGGCCGGCCGAAAAGTACGCGAGTGGCTGGGCGGAATGTCGTTCGAGATTTCGGTATCCAGAGGGTATGGCGTGGAGCTGGGAGGACTCGGGCGCCAGAAATCGTCCGGCTGGTCGATGCTCATGGGCGGGACGTGGAACGCGTCATTGATCTGGCCAAGCATCGTCTTCCCGGCGGGCGAGTCCAAGAACTCACGCAGGCTCCGCATGTCCTCGGATGTCATGGTCGGGCGCGCGATCATCGTGTCACCCCTTCGCCCAGGTCGATCCACAGCGCCGACTTTCCCGTGATCATCACGTCTCCGGTGATCTCGATCTGGCCGGTCAGGTTCGGCTGTGCAGCCATGAGCGAAGCCTCTGCCAGCGCCAGCTCGGTTGCCAGCGTTTCGGCCAGTTGCCGAATGTGCGAGCCCGCATCGGCGCGCTTCGCCAGAAAAGCGGAGAGCTGATCCGATGCATGTTGCGCGCTGCGGACGGCCAGGGCGGCGCGGCCGAGTGGGGTGATTGCGGTCATTTCATCCTTTCGGGGTGACGGAGCGAGCGATGGCGATCAGCACATCCCGGAACTCGGGCGGCGTGGCGTTGCGGATTCGGGTCTTGTCCTTGCCGCCGACCATTGCCATCATTCCGATGCGGCGGGCCTTCTCGTAGCCGTGCAGCTCCAGGGCGCGAGGATGGATGCGCTGTTCGGTTTTGCCCCAGCGGAGCTCGGGAAGGTCTTCGCGTTCCATTCCATGCGCGAGAAGCCACGTCGCCTTGCCAGCCAAGTGGCCGTAGTGGCCCTGATAGACGCAACACGTCCACCCGAGACTCCAGTAGGGAAACGCTTGCACCCAGCCCCCTGATCGGGGTGGCTTGGTTATCCCGTGCGCATCCCATGCCTTAGAGTCGGCTGGGTGCTCCAGAACGCCGCCGAACCACATCACGTTGGCAAGAGCCGACTTGAAGCAACCATCGTCGTCGCCCAAAGTGAATTGGTGCGGCTTGCGAGTGCTCCCGTGCCACATCCGGCCCCACCGTTGGCACGGCGGATGCGCCACAACGGAGTGCGGGCCATCGTATTCGCGTGCATCGCGCGCTTCGTCCCACGGATCGACGCCGTCCAGTCCGAAATACCCGCCGCCAGTCTCGACGTAGAGCGCGGCAATCATGCGTTCCACCCGGTAGCGACCAGCGCCCGCATCTTGCGCAGTCCGGCGATAGCCTTGCGAGCATCCGACATGCTGCAGACGAGTTCGTGTCGTCCGGCGATCTGGCGGCTCACCATGATTTCAAGGGTGGAGAGGTAGGCGGCTTGTTTGGGTGTCGTGTTCATGAATGAAGTATCGCCCGAACGATGACCGTGCGTCAAGGGGTCTTCTGAAATAAATCAATGGGGCGGCGCAACGAGTCGAGTGGATGGTGATCGCCAGGCGTTGACGCGGAATCGCAAAGGCGATAACATATCAGCCATATGACGAAAACTCAGGCCCTCGCCCACTTCAAGAACAACGTCAGCGCCCTCACTCGTGCGCTGGGGTTGAAACAAAACGCCCTGTACTCATGGGAGGGCGACTCCATGCCGCCGATCCAGCAAATCAGGCTGGAGGCGATCACGAACGGCGTTCTGCGGGCGGATAACGAAGCCTGGAGCCCGGCCGATCCGCGCTACACCAACTATCGATTCAAGGATGGGCGCCACACGCCCATGCCCATCCGCGCGAAGGAAGACCTCAAGGTGAAGCCATGAAACCAGAAGTTCTCTCTGCCCTCGGCCGCTTGCAAGATCAAGCATCCACGATCCAGATTTCTCAGGACATCCAGACTGTTCGCTGGGCTCTGGAAAATGCGGATTTCTTGTGCGTTGAGGCCGGTCGTTGCATGCTCGATGTCGCAATGGAACGCATGCTGCTCTATCCGGACGTCAACATCGACGCCATTCACCACTCCCAGCAAGACCGCGAGCACGTCCATTACCTGGGCGGAAGCGGCCATTCCAATTCGGCACCTACGCCGTGAAGGGAATCGAAGTGAACTTCCACACCAAGGAAGAAATGGACGCCATCGTGGCGGAAGCCATCGCGTCCCAGATTGCCGACCAAGCGAACACGCTTCAATCCATTGCCCGCGATGCGGGTTTTGTGCTTGAGGTTACGAGCGTTGCTGGACTCTTCGGGGTCGTGACGGTTCGGCCTCGGGTCGCGCTTGATCTGGCTGTTCCGGCATAAGGGGTCGATTCATGAGAGAAGACAAATTCGTAAACGCTTTCGGGCAACCGATCAATCCGTTCCATACGCCATCGGCTCTCGCGGCAAAGCCAAAGGCGAAGCGTCAATCGAAGGTTACAGGCGTCGATCATCAGGACACTGAATCACTTGGATTCACCGTCGAAGGATGGGTCGCTGACGCCATGATCGAGGCGAAGCGAGTCCGCATGGATGAATTGGCCGCATTCGCCGCCAATCCAGTCGGAAAGCAGCCACTCGAATGGGACGAAGAAGCCTATTTCCAGAAGGTCAAGCCGAAGCGAATCTGCGCGCGCCCATACGAGATCGCATCATCGGCTGATGCATGCGCGGAGATCGCAACCAAAGCCGGATTTCTGAGGGTTCGCGTCCGCGAAGTTCGACGCCCTCGCAAGGGCTAAATCCCGTCCCAGTCGCCCGATTGGGCGACCAACAAGCACAACATGAAAGAACCCATGGGCGCTAGCTATGAGCAATTCCTTGCAAACAAGGTCAAAACCGATCCAAGTACCGGTTTAGCCGATCCGCTTCCCGCGCTTCCCGCGCAGCTTTTCCCGCACCAGCGCGACATTGTGCGATGGGCGCTCAAGCGCGGCCGCGCTGCCATCTTCGCGCAAACGGGGCTTGGAAAGTCGTTCATGGAACTGGCCTGGGGATCGGCCATCCATACAGCGACTGCTGGCAATGTCCTGCTCCTGACGCCGCTGGCGGTAGCCGGCCAGATGGTGCGCGAGGCTGAGAAGTTTGGACTCGCCGCCAAGCAATGCGCGACTCAGGCTGACGTCGAGCCAGGCCTGACGGTGACGAACTACGAGAAATTGCACCACTTTGACCGCACGCAGTTCACGGCCGTAATTCTGGACGAGAGCAGCATCCTCAAGGCATTCGACGGCAAGACCCGGACGATGCTGATCGAGTGGTGCAAGGACATTCCGTACCGACTCTGCGCTACAGCAACGCCCGCCCCGAACGACTTCACGGAGCTTGGCAATCACGCCGAATTCCTGGGGGTCATGAGCGTTACCGGGATGCAGGCGACTTTCTTCACGCACGACGGTGGCGACACCAGCATCTGGCGCCTGAAGGGTCATGCGGAAGAAATCTTTTGGGAATGGATGTGCTCATGGTCGGTTCTCCTGCGCCGTCCGTCTGATCTCGGATACCCCGACGATGGCTATGACTTGGAGCCGCTGCGCCAAGTCGAGCACATTGTCCCGGTCGATGGCGCGCCCGCGCTCACGCTTGGGGAGAGATTGACTGCGCGCCGTGAAAGCATCGGCCCGCGCGTAGGCAAGGCCATCAGCATCATCGCCGAAGAGGACGCAGCCGGCCGCAGTAAGCCATGGGTCATCTGGTGTAATCTCAACACCGAGCAGGACACGCTGGCGGAGATTTTCGGCGACCGATGCATATCCATCTTCGGAAGCCTGAAGGACGAGGAAAAAGAGAAGCGCCTCAAGCGTTGGCTGGCTGGCGAGGCCCCGATCCTCCTGAGTAAGCCGCGCATCATCGGGTTCGGCCTGAATCTGCAGCTGTGCGCAGACACCATTTTTGTGGGCCTGAACGACAGCTTCGAGCAGGTCTATCAGGCGGTTCGCAGATTCTGGCGATTCGGGCAAACCAGGCCTGTGACAGCCCACTTCATCGCCGCATCAACCGAAGGCGCCGTACTCGCCAATCTGCGCCGCAAAGAAGCCGAGGCCGAACGCATGGGCGCGGCCATGGTGGCTCAAATGGCCGATCTGTCCAGCGACCTCGTGCATGGCTCAACGCGCCAGAGCGAAGTCTATTCCCCGAACGTCCCCATGAACCTGCCCGACTGGCTGAAAGAAACCAATGAATGAAATCGCAACCAACCTCAAGACCATCGATCAAGTTATCTCCGAGGACTACGCCATCTATAACGGCGACTCCTGCGAACTGATCCGTGCAATCCCGGACAACAGCATTCATTACGGCATCCACTCGCCGCCGTTCGAGGGGCTCTACAAGTTCACGAACAGCGACCGCGACGTGAGCAACAACGAAGGCCCCTCGTTTTGGGAGCATTACGCTTTCCTGATCCGTGAGCTTCTGCGCGTATCAATGCCAGGTCGCCTGCACAGCGTGCATGTCATGCAGCTGCCGGCCACGAAGACGCGCGAGGGATTCATCGGGATGCGAGATTTCCGGGGCGATGTGATTCGCGCCTACCAAGCCGCTGGATGGATCTTGCACAGCGAGATTTGCATCTGGAAAGACCCGGTTGTCGCGCAGCAGCGAACGAAGTCGATCCGCCTGCTTCACAAGCAATTGTGCAAGGACTCTGCGCTCAGCGGCCAGGGATTGGCCGACTACATCGTGAGCTTCAGAAAGCCTGGTATCAACGAAACGGCAATCAGCGGCGGATTCGAGCAGTACATCGGAGACGGCGTGGACGTCTCGCGCGAGGCATACAAGGCTCAGGCAGACGTCCTGGTGGCCGAAGGAAAGACTGTGTGGCCCTACAGTCAATGGGTATCGATCATGACGTGGCAGCGCTACGCCTCGCCAGTGTGGAGCGACATTCGGCAGACGCGAACGCTTCAGTACCGGAGCGCCCGCGAGGAAAAGGATGAGCTTCACATCTCACCTCTTCAGCTCGACGTGATCGAGCGATGCGTTGATATGTGGAGCAATCCCGGCGAGACGGTTTTGACACCGTTTTTGGGCATCGGCTCCGAAGTATGGTGCGCGGTCAACCAGGGCCGGCGCGGGGTTGGTTTTGAACTGAAGGCCAGCTACTTCCGCCAAGCCGTCATCAACATCGAAAAACTGATGGCAGAGCGCCGACCCCCGGTTCATATCGATGCCGATACGGATGACGAAGTGGTGCGCCATGCCGATGAGCGGCAACTGAGCATTTTCTAGAACCCTAATCCTCCCTCCCGGCTCGCCGGTTTGCCGCCACGCGACTCGCCCGCCTGGCGGCTTTTCTTTGGCCTGTTGACAATGGTTAATCGCGTGAGCGATACTAAACCCCTCACAACCAGGAACCACCATGCTCCACCAAATCAAACACCGCTTCTCGGGCGCCGTTCTTTTCGAGTGCGAAGTCCCGGACGAAATCGCCAGCGGTCTGCGGACGCGACATGCACTGGAGAGGGCGGGTGAAACGGGCGCTGTCCTCACGGGCGCTGACCTCAGGGACGCTGACCTCACGGGCGCTGTCCTCAGGGACGCTGACCTCAGGGACGCTGACCTCAGGGACGCTGACCTCAGGGACGCTGACCTCAGGGACGCTGTCCTCACGGGCGCTGTCCTCACGGGCGCTGTCCTCACGGGCGCTGACCTCACGGGCGCTGACCTCACGGGCGCTGTCCTCACGGGCGCTGTCCTCATGGACGCTGTCCTCACGGGCGCTGACCTCACGGGCGCTGACCTCACGGGCACTTACGCCGCCAAGCGGGCAACCAACGAACAATCCATCGAAAGCCTGGACAAGGTGCGCGCCATCGTCATGGATGACAGCGCACGTCTGGAGATGGGCCACTGGCACGGCGATGACGCATGGAAGGCGCGCACCTGTGCTGAAGAAACCCTCTGCGGCACAACGCACTGCATGGCCGGCTGGCTGCAAGTATGCTCGACCGACCCCGAGATTCGCGCGATGGATACGCTGACTGCTGGCGTTCTGTCCGCACCCGTTGCCGCCAAGATGTTCTTCCGCGATGGTGAGGCGGCCTTCAAGTGGCTGGAATCGCGCCAGTACGTGGCAGACATTGCGGAACAAGAGCGCCGTTCGGCGGAACGCAAGGCTGCAGAGGGCCAATCCTGAGCCGATCCGGGCCGAAGCCATCCAACCCCAGCCAGGCCGCTTCGCGCGGCCTTTTTCACGTCCGCGCCGATTCCTTGTGTGGGCTACCGCACGGAAAAGTTCCACTCGAACAGGAAAATATTTCTGGAAGTTTCTGCTGATCCGTGGTTGCCGTGCCTGTGCCGTCGTGCGAAACTGGGGGCACAAACGGCAACGGTTCCGGGTAGCTCCTGGGCCGGGGTGGACTCTCTCCCCCACCTGCCGTCCCTGTTTCTTCGGGAGAGGTTGCTGAGAGCGCAATAGAAATGAGCCCTTTTTCAAAAGGCTGTCCGATCGACCTTGATGCATTGAAGGCGGCCGGACTCAACTCCCGCGAGAACTCCGAGCGCCTTTTGGCCGAGCACAACGCAAAGTTGAGACTGCATTGGGACTTGGTGCGGAAGTTCTATGCGCACTACGAACCGAAAATCCTCGCGGCCGGCGCCAACGAATGGGGCATGGACACCTACGCATGGGATCACGAAGCCAAGATCGTGCTGACGCCGATTGAGGCCTCCCTGTGGCATGACATTCGTGCGGCCGATGCTGTGCTGTATCCCCAGTACCCGGTAGATCGATTCTTTGTGGACTTCGGCAACCCCATCGCCAAGGTCGCCATCGAATGCGACGGGAAAACATGGCACCAGGACAAAGCCAAGGACGATGTCCGCCAAAGCCTGATCGAGGCCCGGGGCTGGACGGTCTACCGCTTCACTGGTTCGCAATGCCATTCGATTGAGGTCGCCGTGGCGATCAGGCGCATTGCTGAGCAGCATGGGATCGCCCGTGCCTAACCGGATTCTCCGCGAGGGGATCATAACCAGCCCGAAGATCGCAAAGTTGGGTTGGGGCGAAGAGGTCTTCTATCGCCGGCTCATGTCGGTGGTTGACGACTTCGGTCGCTATTTCGCAGACGTAGGCTTGCTTCGTGGGCATTTGTATCCTCGGCAGTTGAATAAGGTTTCCGACTCGGACGTAGGTAAGTGGCTTGGCGCTGTTCAAGCTGCGGATCTTGTAAGGGTGTACCCGGCTCAGGACGGGGAGCGTTACCTAGAAATAGTCAACTTCGGTCAGCAGATTCGCGCACAGAAGAGCAAATACCCGAATCCGCCTGAGTCCGCTATCGCCTGCAATCAATTGCTAGCAGATGCGCACCTAGACGTATTCGGAGACGTATCCGTATCCGTAGACGAGGTGGCGGCGGTTCCCGCCCCTGCATCTCCGGTCGAAACGGAGCGTTGCCCTCAGACGCAGATCGTCGAGGCCTTCAAGCGCCTATGCCCTCAGTCGAGGCATCCAGCGCATTGGAACGCTTCTAGATCCGCGTTGCTTCGTTCCCGCTGGGATGAGGACAAGACCCGGCAGTCGCTGGGCTGGTGGGAGAGGTTCTTTTCCTACGTAGCCCGCTCAGGGTTTCTTATGGGCATTCGCTCGACGCCCGGTCGCCGACCATTTGAGCTAGGCCTTGAGTGGCTCCTGAAATCCGAGAACTTCCTTGAGACGCTAGAAGGCAAGTTCCATGAACCAGACGAGGTAAATCCGAAGTGAAGCATCACGACGTGAATGCTGAGCACGCTATCCTGGCGGCGCTCATGAACTGGCCGGACACGGCTGACCGTATCTCTGCGAAGCTGAGATGCGAGGACTTCGCCGTTCGAAACCATCAAGTGATCTATTCGGCGATCATGGGATTGCATGCTGCCGGCCACCCGGTGGACGTACTGACCGTGCACAACGCGACTCGGGGGGCGGCTTCGGAGATCGATATTTCGACCATCAACGAAATTGCCCTGTCGCTCACAAGCCGGCGAAGCATTCTTCGCTATGTCGAGATTGTGAAAGAGTTTTCGGCGAGCCGGGCGATCCTAGGAGCAATCGACGCTGCGGCAGAAATTGCGGATGAGGCCGCCCCAAGCTCGGAGCGAGCGGAGCGTATTACCGCGCTATTCTCAGGTCTTGCGCGATCAAGCGCCAAGGTTCCGCGCCTAATTGGCGACCTGATGGCGGGCCGGATCGATCAATACAACGCCCTTGCGGACGGCACTATTGCTGCTGGCTGGCCCACCCGAATTGGTGGGCTTGATCGCCACCTTTCTGGCGGCCTACGACCCGGCAAGGTCTACGTTGTAGCCGCTCGGCCAAAGGTGGGTAAATCCAGTCTTGTCCAGCAAATCGGAACCACGATGGCGAAGGCATCGCTGCCAACGTTGATGCTGTCTCAGGAAATGGGCGTGGATGAATTGGCTGATCGTTCCGTGGCAAACCTCGGTCGAATAAGCCTGACCGCTCTAATGACAGGTCAGCATGAGGATAACGCCGATGAAGGTTGGAGCCGAATCTCCGATGGTATTGAGGCGAACCTGAATCTTCCGCTGTGGTTGGACGATCAAGGTGGCTTGACAATAGCCGATATTCGATCCAAGGCTAGAAGCGTCAAGGGACTAAAGGTTCTCATAATCGACTACATGCAGTTGTGCTCATCTGCTAGCAAAAGAGAGCAGAACAGAAACAGCGACATTGAAGAAATCAGCCGAGGCATCAAGGCCCTATCGAAGGAGCTTGATATCGCTGTAATCGTGCTCTCGCAACTCAATCGAAAAGTTGAGGAGCGCGCAGGCAGGCGGCCAAACCTGGGCGACCTCCGGGACTCCGGTGCTATCGAGCAGGATGCCGACGCCGTGATCTTCCTGTGGCCTGCACGCGAGCACATCAACGGCGATACACGCGTCATTGGCTGCGAGGTGGCTGCGAATAGATCCGGGCCATGCGGTGAATTTGCGCTGGACTTTGAGGGCAGATTTCAGCGCTGGGGAGAAAGCATGGAGATGCTGCATATGGCATCCGTTTCTTCGGTAGGAAAAGGTTTCCGTAAGAGTTTTCAGGACGCGGCGTAAATAACCCAAAGGATTGACATGCCTTCAGCACGAGACAACGTATCCGAGATCATTGCGAGCCTGATGAAGGCGGATCGAACGGCGCCCGAGGTGGCGGCCATGACGGGTTGCCACGTCAGGACGGTTTCGGAGTGGCTTCGCGCGTTCCGCCAGTCCGGGCTTGTTCGCGAAGTGAAGACCGATGGGGTGTCGGCTCGCTGGGCATGGCAGCGTACTCCGTTTGAACTGGAGGACTCTGCGCAATGACAGGCGGCAACCGCACCAAGGTAACGCTGCTGAGCGGCATCATTACCGATACCTGGGATGATGCCTGGAAGCTGGAATGCCTTCATCGAAATGAGCACGTCCAGGCGATCTTGCGCATGGTCGGCAAGCAGTATCGCGGCGCGCGCGAAGCCTACTGCGCTGATGTCGGAATCCGCGAGGGCGCAGAGGCTGAGCGGCGCCTGCGCGAGCGCGTGAAGGTTGTTTGGCCGAAGGGGATCGACAAGTGAGCGAGAAGCAGACGTTCATCCTCGCGCACCAGACAGCCCGAGCTCGCGCCATCGAGGCGATCAGGACGGCGCCGGACGGCCGAGTAGTGGTCATCAGTCAGCCTACCCGAAATCTGTCGCAAAACGCCCGCCTATGGGTCTTGCTGGAGGCATTGGCGAATCAGGTGAACTGGCACGGACAGAAGCTCACATCCGAAGAATGGAAGGACGCTTGCACCGCAGCCCTTAAGCGCCAGCGTGTGATCCCTGGAATCGATGGCGGGTTTGTTGTCCTGGGTCAGCGCACCAGCCGTATGACGGTGGGCGAAATGGCTGAGCTTCAGGAATTCATCGAGGCGTTCGGCGCTCAGCAGGGCGTGGACTTTGAGCAGGGGCTAATCGCATGATGACCGTTCGAGATTTTGAGGATGCCCGAATTGCTGTTGCGATGCTCCGCGCCCACGATGCGCTACCCTGGTGGGCGCTCATCCGCCGTCGCCGTATCATGGCTCGCGCGCGCCGGATCGTGAGAATCATGCAGGCAAGGGAAATGGAATGACCTGGAAGCGCCCGCCGCCGCGCGAGGTGAAGCGGATCGGTGGCACCATCGGCCCACGCGACACTGCACCATCCAGCGGCCTCGCTGCCGTCCTGGCTCAGGATCTTCCACCAATCCGCACGCCGGCCCGTGTTCCAACGTCGCCCCACGCCGAAGAGGCGCGCGGCCGGCGCATCCGCGAAAGCGCGCGCGGCAAGGACTGCCAGGTTCGCTACGTCGGAATCTGCACGTATGACTCGACGCATACGATCTGGAGTCACGCGCGCTGGGGCGCGCAGCTCGGAGAGGGCGGTCGGGGCATGGGAACGAAGGCTGACGATTTGGCGGGGGCCTACGCGTGTGGCGCATGCGATGGCGCTTTCGATCAGATGACGAATGCGGGCGATATGACGCGCGCCGAACTTGATCTGGATTGGCTACTCGGCCATCTTCGCAGCCTGGGAATCCTTCAGCGCGACGGCCTCGTCTAGTACCATCACAAGCTCACCAGGAGAGCCACCCATGAACTACGCATTCCCCATCCGCGCCGCCACGAAGGACGAGGCGAAAGCCGCCATTGCAGCGCAATTCGACGAGATCACGGCCACCTCGGCGCCGGCCGACTGGAGCGCGCCCCAGGCGGCAGCCGATGCGCTGATCGACGCGCTCGCGGACAACGCGAACCTAGACGTGGTGGCGACCGTATCCGGTGAGATCATCTTCCTTGGCGATACGGTGCACCACGTCACGTTCGCATTCTCCGGAATCCTGACGGATCGCGAGTAAATATCGCTTGACTCCAGCCATCGGCTAGGCGATACTACGTTCAACCGATGCGAAACGGTCTGCACATACCCGAAAGCGAGAAGCGGGGTTGCAGGCAACTCGCCTTCCGCAAGCATCGGCCAATGGCTCACGAGAAAAGAACGTGCGCGGCCGGCGAGCGAGACTAGCTGGCGACACTGATCCCATCGATAAGGGGATCAAATCCCAAGTGACACCACGGAAAGACGTGGCTTGGAGCCGGCGCAAGCCGGGCCTTCAAGTCTGGAACTCTAGACGGCCAATCCCATGCAAACCGCAATACAAGGGGCGGACATAGCGGGTAGCACCGAGACGAAGCGATACCGGGTGAACTATGTTTGCCTAGGGCGCGGGTTCCAGACTTGAGGGCGAACGCGCAGGCTGATGCGCTGACCCGTTGACAGGCGACCCGCGCCTGAACGCCGCGAGTTCGCCGACGTGGTGAGCGAACAAGCCGGAGATCAGCACCGGCCGCCTTCTTCATTTCCACGCATGAGCTAGACTCAACCACAGGCGCCAGGGCGGGCCGTAACCCCGAGAAGTCCCAGGGCTTTGCTGGGTGTGGGAGGGGGAAAGCTCCTGCATGTTTCATGCGTGCACTTGGATCGCACGACAAGGCAAGATCCGATTCAGGCAGGCCGCCAGGCACCCGGAAGACCCCGAAAGGGAGGGCGCTAAGGGCGAGAGTCAAGCAAGCGGGCACAGCAGCGCAGTTCCTCATGGTGGCCGCTTTACCGATCAAACACCCAGCAATCAGCGAGCCCACATGAACAAGAAATCTGCCCAGGCTTTCGCCGCCGTCCTGTGTCGCGCCATCGATTACTACCAAGTGAGCAAGCATCCTGTCGACGCCACAGGCTTCGACATCAAGTGCATGGAGAACGCAGAATTCGAGCTGGCTGAGGCCCTGGAAGCCGTCAACTTCGATGCCGAGGACGACCCCGAACCGAATCAGGTCGGCTGAGCCATGAGCCGCTGGGGCGAAGGCCGCAAGCCAAAGGAAGATCCGCTACGCGCCCGCATCTTCGCGAGGCTCACCAACCGCCAACATGACCGCTATCTGGCGCTCGGCGGCGCGAAATGGCTCCGCGACCAACTCGACATCGCCGAGGGCCGCCAGCGCGCCCAGCCCGAGCCGACCGCGCACAACCCGTTCCCGGCTGGCCCGGAGCGATTCACGCAGAACCAGTGCCGCATCGTATATCCGATCGATGGCCCTGGCGACAATGGAGGCCCTACGGGGTACTAAGCATGTCCAGCGTCAAGAAAGGCACCCTGGCCCGCGCCAGCGAATGGGCACAGCACCTTCGTCCCTGGGGTCGCCGGATCTTCTGGAAGCGCGAGCGCGTGGCCCAGGCCGCTGCCATCGTGGCCGAGATCGATTCAGAATACCCGTCGTATCTCTGCGGGTGTGGCTGCGGGTGCGAGCCCGACCAATGCCGCCAGATCACCGACGCCATGGAAAACCCGTGAACCTCCGCCAGCACAAACGTCGCGCCTATGTCGGATGGCTAATCCGCTACATCGAAGCCCCGAAGTACCCGACATTCACTGTTTCGCCATGCTGGAGCGTCAAGCGAGACGCCAAAGGCCGCCGGAATTGGATCATGGGCTCCATGGTGCGCCCCAAGGGCTGGCACCCGACCAGGGGCTGGGCGAAGCCATGAACCTCCGCACCCACAAGCACCGGGCCGCCGTCGCGCCATGAGCGCCGGCCGCTTGACCATCCGCCGCGCAGGCTACAGCCTGCCCTTCGACGTGTTCGACCGGGCGCTGGCTCAGAAGAACCACGGCCAGACCCTGGAGCGTCTGGAGGAGCGCGGTGGCGTCAGCCCCGTGGAGGCCGTCGCCATGATCAACTGGAAGCACTGGAGCCGGTTTCCCGAGGGCTGGTGCGTCTCCATGATCCTGAGCCCGCTTCGCGACGATCCGCCGGACGTGCCTCCCGCGCGCTGAACCGTGCAGCCCTGCCCGCGCCCTGACTTCTCCACGATCCTGACCGGCCGGCACAAGTGGGCGACCGGCGGATGGCACTCCACGCCCCGTGGCATGCGACCCACGATGAGCCAAACCTGTAGGAATTGCAGCCAAACCCGCCAGCAAGCCTCCAGCGTCGAGCACCTCCTACTCGTCCGCATCCCTGTCCGGCCATAGAATCAGGCCATGGGCCGAAAAGCGAAACTCACTCCGGAGCAGATCAAGCACTACCGCGACAAGCACGTGGAGGGCGAGTCGATTCGCTCCCTGGCGAAGAAGGCGAATGTCTCCGAGGCCCTGCTGCGAAGTTATATCTCAGACAGTGCGCAGAAAATAAAAAGCGTTGCAAATCAAATAGTTGCAACTGAGATCGCGTTGAAAAGCTTGACGATTTCTGCGCAGATCGCCGCCCAAGACCGGGCAGCAAGAATCCAGCGGATGCGCGCCAACTTGGAATCCGGCATGGAGATGCTGTCCGGAAACTTCATGCGGCTGGCGTTCATGTCGCAAACTGAGCTGTCGAAGGTCGATGAGTCGGCATTGAGGGAGGATGCGTCCAGCGAGCGCCTCAAGACCGTTTCTCGCCTGACTGCGATGGCGAACGCCTCGGTCGAAGTACCGATGCGCATGGCGGCGACCCTGGCCCAGGCTGAAGGCGCTGGTGACGAAAAGGTAGAAATTCGAGGTGGAATGCCGGATTAGGGTAAGACCGTGCTACGCTAGAGCATGGCCGAACTAATCACATTTGACGAGGCACATCGTCTCCTCGCCTACGATCCTGATGATGGGTCATTCGCCTGGCGTGAATCGCGGGGCGGTGAGTTTGCCGGCTCCCGAGCTGGCGGCCCGTACATCCACACGAAGGCTGGCAAGAGTGGCAGCGCGGTGGATGTCTGGCTCTACCTGATCGGGATCAACTACCGCCTGTATCGAGGGCATCGGCTCGCGTGGTTCATGACATATGGCGAATGGCCGCCGCTCGTTGATCATCGGGACGGTGATCCGCTCAACAATCGCCTGGGGAACCTGAGGCCAGCTACGCGCCGGGTGAACTCGCAGAATATGCGGCGGGCCATGCCCCAGAACTCCACGGGACTACTCGGCGCTGGCGTCGATGCGGAGCGCGGTGGATTCAAGTCGGAGATCAAGCTGCCAGACGGAACGCGGAAGTTCCTCGGCCGATTCGCTACCGCCATCGAGGCGCACGAGGCGTACCTTGAAGCCAAGCGCCGACTTCACGAAGGATGCACCA